CGCATTATTTCCTCTATCAAGCACATACAGGGTTCCACGATAGGATACAACATCTATAGGTTTATTAAATGTAGCCTGATTAGCAGGTCCATCTTGAAACCCAAATTCTGTTTTACCTGCAAGTAAACGGGGAGTTGAATCTGTACCAAGCTTCAAGATAGCGTGATTAAACTCTGGAACATCCAGAGCACGATAAGAATCAAAATTAGATATGTAGATGTTTTGAAGATCCACTGCGATCGGATTCGCGTTCCTAATCTCAACCATTATACACTATAGTCAAAAAATATTCACCAGCTCGTCTCCTTTTCTAGACGTCTATCCCAAATTGGATCGGTAAAGGGTGGGTCAACGGATGGGTTTGTTTCACTAGGAGGAGGAGGAGCAAACTTTAGAGCGATTTTAAGTCTATTGTTCTCAGATCCGAAATAGTACGCTTGAATGTATTTACCACAAAACTTCTCAAGTTCTTGAAGAACTGAATATTCGTTCAAAACACTTACAACATCAAACATCATTGAACGGAACTTCATTGTGCTGTCCAAAGTGCAGAGTTCAATTTGAGGATCAATTCTTGCTTCTAAGCACTCTACAAATGATTGTTTAAGATTTCGTTTGCGAGCAGCATCCATTAAAAGAGAGTGCAAGTAGATTGAAAACTCTATTTTACCTTGATGGTTTCGCAAGTGTATTAAATCTTTGATATCTTGATCAGAGAGAATAGGAGTCATTTTATATACGTTAATCCGTTCTACTTAAATGTCTTCCATTTTATCCCAGAAAACTGAGTAGAAAGACGTTGAGCAAATGAGAGACAACGACTGCTGCAAGTCCTAAAACACCTGCCCCTTGCCAAGAGACAACGCCTCCAGAAGTATACGCATTTGGAATGTATCGTAGCAATAGGTCACGAGGTGCTGACAATGACAAAAGAACCGTTGCCAAAAAGAACGAAATATACAATGTCAAGTTTGCCCACATCATACGCATCATAGGGAGACTAGGTTTGAAAGAGGGTGCCATCTGGGTTCTCTGAATGTGATCGGATCCAGAAACACCTGCCATGGGAGGCATAGATTGAGGGAGTTGAGGCGAAGGGAGTAGGGCGTCGAGGGAAGTTGAGTCGTCCATTGTTTATGAAGGAGACGGGATTTCGCAACTCGCATCTTCCACGCGATACTTGTAGCACTTCCCATCCACTTTGACTGTTTTGGATTCAATTTCAGTTAGGGGTAAGGCAAGTGTGCGATAGGTAGCATAGTTTCGATGAAACAATAAGACGGATATTCCGAGTCCAATAATGAACGAAAAAAAGGGACCTGCACGTTCCAACGCTTTTGTGATGTCTAGCATTACTTCTTGTTTAGACTTGCGAGTAGATTCAATGAATCTGCTTCAACTCCACAGGGGACTTCAATTGCATGAGTTCGTACACATCCTGTATCAGTATGAAAGAGGTCTTCATCATGAGGAGTTGGAACGGTTGTTTGAACACGAGTAGGAGGAACAATGACACAGGCAATCAACATTCCAAAAATAACGCCTGCAGCAATCCACAGGATATGAAACATTATACCTTTGGAGGAACTTTTTGTAAGTACGCCACGCCTATTGGAGTAATCAACAATCCTGAGAGTGGTATGATTGCCGCGATTGCAGTCAAGACAACTTTAGCAGTTGTGAGACCCATTTCAGCAAATGTTCGATACGTTGAAGCAACCGCATACACATGAACTACACCTAGAACTGCTAGGATAAAATACAAGAAGGTGGTTCCAACTCCAGCGAACACGGACCATGAAATGGAAGGAACACTAAACGATGATTTAGGTTTTTCACCAAACTTTACTTGTTGTCCATCTGGAATTGCTACTTGTCGTTCAATGTTTTTGTCATCAATGTAAGTCAACGTAAGACGACGACCTGTTACAATATTCGCAGACGATTGTGATTCGGCAACCTTTTGCTGTAAGAGACTGGACTGCATCATGTTGACTTGATAGTCAATACATTTCTGATCTTGTGCTCCACCACAATTCTTTACAGCATCTTGCTTAATCGTATTCATTTCACTGTCATCAATCGAAATATCTTTAGTTCCTGTGAGTAAATCCACTGCTGGAACTAGTTTGTTATCTGCGACAACATCAAGGTATCCTGGTTTTGCTTTCTCTACCATTGAAGCAGTAATATCCGTGGTTGCTTTCTCGTCACCCCACGTAGCACGTTTAATTGTAATGCCCATTGTTAGTTAGCAAACACGAAATTCGCAAGACCACTAACGATTCGTAAGAAATTGATGGATTCTACGTAGACACCTAAATTATAAGTGTACGCAAAGATGACATTGTCTCCATTTGTATTTCGAACAACGGATACAATTGAATCAGGAGGATACAGCAAGGTTCCATCTGGATTCCTTAATGCAAGTTGTGCTGCAGTAATGATCACTGGATTTGGACTGAAGACTGAAGATTTCAAAACGCACACCGTGTCTTGAGAAGCAACACCTTGTGTAGTTGGAAGAGGTTGCTGTAATCCAAGTCGTAGAATGACTTTATTGAACATACTTCCATTGATCGCACCACTGGGTTGATACAAATCATTATTGAGAGCAAATGAATACATGTAGACACCTGGTATAACTGGACTATCGCCGGTTGTGTGCTTGTACATTTGAAGCAATGAGAAGTAAGAAGTGGGTTTCACTGAAAAGCGTTCTTTTCCATCCAATAAAATTTGACCGTTAACAATTGGATCACGAGGATAAACAGAACTAATTTGCTGTTGTCCACTTGAATACATAAAGGTCTGTGACTCACTAGATTGAGTAATCGATGAAAAGACATCATTTGCGGTTCCTGTGGATGTAAATGGAGCCACATAAGGATCATCCCAGTTCGTGTAATTGTCCCAATCGTTTGTCAAAATCTTATCAGATCTCTGAGTTGAAAACACAATACGAGTCACTAAATTGAAGAATGGAATTTCAATGTCTGAATTACCTCCATATTGTCCTGGATTATTGACGAATTTAATGGTCTTGACAAGGAAGGTCTGATCTGCAGTTGCAAGTTGTGCCATCTCCATTTCAGTCAAGTAGATAAAGTTGCCTTCCAAATACGGATCTGGGAAAAAGGTAGACAAACTAGGATTACTAATGGTTCCATCTACAAGAGGGGGTGACAAGAACCTTCCAAGACCATCGTTTGATCGAATACGTTGTCCATAGGTAGAACTTGAAGGATTCACATCGACAATCGTAAACAATTGGTTCAAAGGTCGGTAGGTTACATTGATAAACACTTCTGAGTTTTGCATAGAGACTAACGGAAGTGCCATACCTGGATTCTCAGCAAACCAGAAATGTAAAGGAATAACTAATTGACGTGAACGAATCGATGGTTCAGGAATCTTAGTGTTGGGAATTCCACCAGGTTGGTTCAATGGAGCAACGGAATGTGGATACTGACCAAGTCGTCCATAGGCATTTCCTGGATCATTTAATTCAGGAACGTTTCCAACCATCTGATCTACAATCGCTCGCTTATTCGCATCATGTGTCAAATAGGAATAGAACTTCAACCACTCACCACTGAGTCGTTGAAGACTCTGTCCATTTGCAGTGATTTCAACGGAATCAATCAAGTTATATCCGATGTTTTCAATCCACTTGAATTCATATCCAATAGCAGTGGATCGTTGATCATATCCTGTAGGAGGTCTGATATTCAATCCAAGATACGAAAGAGGTGACCAAATATCGGGAAGTGTCAATACAAGATAGGTATCATGAAGCATCTGTGCGTACCGATCAATACGACATGAAATGGTTCGAGTAGACGTTGGAGAAAACTCTAAATTTGAACTCCCAAAGGTCATTCGGATAGACTCCATTGCAAAGTTAGTATGACGACGATATACTGCTCTGAAATGGGTCATGGATGGACTTCCATTGACAAGTTCATTCTGTGCTCCTATAGCAACAAGTTGGAGAAGACCACCTGGCATTATTAGTATCTACTTAGAATGGTTTAGACCAGATATCTCGTGGATGCAGAATTGGCAGGTACGCAACATGAAGATGAATAGGTTGTTCCAAGTGTAGCGGGTCCTGCTGTATTGATACCGATTCCGCCTACAAATCGCGTGTATCGTTCAGATTTATTTGCAAGGATTCCAATGTATTGACCATTGGTTCTTTGCTTCTGAGGAGGAGGCGAAGACAAAAGAGATTTAGCAATGATACGTCGTTTCTGGTTCGTCAGATAATCCTGCGCAGAGTTGACTTGCATTTGTCATTTATAGGGGAAAAGAGTCTACTACATAATGAGGTTCGTTCTCGTAAGCACACATGTCGATCAGACCACTGGATACTCGAAGGTTGTCTTCAATCTTCTCAAGCAACTTTCAACGCTTGCTCCCAAAGTAAAAACCTATCATTTTGGATTTCAACGTCACCCATCCGCTAGCAATTTACGTAAAGTTCCATCTGGAGTCATCGCATACGATGCAGCTGCCAACGAAGATCCAAAGGAAGAAGGATTTGGATTCAACAAAATTCATGAGTATTTGGAGATGGTCAATCCAGATGTAGTGATGATTTACAATGATCCACTCATTATTCACCGATTCATTGAGGCAATGAAGTTCAAGAAAGGTGAGTCTTCCTACAAGTTGTGGTTGTATGTCGATCAAGTCTATGAAGGTATTGCTCCTCCTTTGATTGAGACCATGAACAAAAACGCAGACCGAATCTATTGCTTCACGAAATACTGGGCAGATGTGTATACCAAGTATGGTTCGTTTCCAGACATTCGTGTTCTAGAAAACGCGGTTGACAAGAGTCTATTTACAAAGATGGATTCCTCTGCGAGATCTGTCATTCGAAAGTCTATGGGACTAGATTCAGACTCTATAATGATTGTGAATGCAAATCGAAACACTCAACGTAAACGTCATGATCTTGCCATCATGGGATTTGTTGAACTCCTTCGTAGAAATCCAACGAAACCTTATTATATGATGATTGTTACAGGATTGAACCCTCAACAAGGTTCGTATTACGACGCAGGGCGCATTTATCAAACAGAATTGGCACGTCAAGGATTGGATAAAGAAGACTACATCAAACGTCTAATGTTAGTCGACACTTCAAAGACTGCACTTCCAGACTCTGCAATTAATGATATTTATAACGCAGCAGATATTGGAATCAATTTATCGGATGGAGAGGGATTTGGACTATGTCAAATTGAACACTTGTATACGGGTGCTCCTCAGATTGTGACAGACATTGGAACCTATCGTTCATTCATGGATGAGAAAGTGTGTACCTTTATTCCACCTCTAGATCGCACCTATTTTTCAGGAACCATGCCTCTTGGACTTTGGGCTCCATCGTTTGACTACAAACAAGTTGCGATTGCAATGTCCTCTGCGATCGATTCACTACCAGAGATGAAAACATCCGCACGAAACTTTCCATTCAAAACATGGGATGAAGTATGTGCTTCATGGTTGGAGGATGTTAAATCAGAAAGCGAATCGAAGTAGGTGAAACCAACTCACCCATTCGCAATAAACGCTGATTATCATCCCATGCAGGACCATCAAACAACTCTTTTGATTCAGGATCCAGTAACAATGAGATTCCTTTCACTAGAATCTTTTGTAGACGTCGATGTTTCTTGGAGGTATTTCGAAGCACCGTTGCGTCCAATTCTTCATTCTTGATATTCGGACGGAATGCCAGATCTTCTCCAGTTGTAGATGAATCAAAACGCATACACGAAACAACTGGTTTTTCCTTCGCGTGGAGTTTTCGATGAATCTCACAATCAATGGCCGACTCTTTTAACAACAATGCAATCCGCTGACCGATGCGTTCCTTTTCGAAAGCAGTTTCGTAAAGATATTCATCTGTGGACATGAAGGTTTCTACAGGTTCCCCTTCATACCGTTTCATCACCATATCATTACGCCGAATGGGTGTGATATTTGGACCATCTTGCGTCTTCTTTTGATCCTCTGAAAACACTGAGATGTAAAAATTCACCTTGACAGTTCGGTCTTCCAAGGGTAAGGTCGCATGAGAACAAATACGAATCGCACGTCCAATAACTTGATCATGTCGTGAAGGAGTCCAATGTGGTTCCATGATGTGAACGTGTCTCACATTGTTCAACGTAATACCTTCTGCGCCTGAGGAAGACGCCATCAATAATTGAAGAATCTTTTTGGGTCGTCTTGCTACACTCTCTTTCAATGAAGCTGGAAAGTTCTTAGAATACACTCCATTGAAAATCTGACGGGTCAAATCACGCTCTTCTTCGTTTTCCTCACCAGTGTAAAACGTATACGCTGGACGGTCATCTAACAGTTCAGGGTCTTCCACCCATTGATTGGCTTGTTTAATAATTTTATAGGGTTGCCAACCGGATACATCCAATACAGCAGATAGAATACCTAAACCTTCTAGTGCACGATATTGAGAGTAGATAAACTGATTACTGCCTAAGGACGATTTGATGTTTTTCAAGATGGCAAGCATTTTAGGACTGTAGATTTCCAATCCTTTTTCAGAAAGGTATTTCTCAGGATTTGTCTTGAGTTTTCGTATGACCACATCTCCTACTTCCTTTTCAGGTTTCTTGTTTTCAGATGGAGCATCCGCAGAGACTTCCTTCATAGCTAATTCAGGAGGAAGAGCATAGTCGCAGACTAACCTAGTTGGAACACGAAACGTACTTAAATCTTCATTCATCTTGGAACGACCTCTTCGTGAATCAATCTTCATTTCCATCCAACGCACTTCCAAATAACGATTGAATTGAGAACTGGACATCTCTACTTTTTGTAGTGTACTTTCCATGTCAATCCTTCGTGGAAGTAGACGTTCATCAGCACCTTTAAAATACGAAACCAATCCTTGAATACGACGGCGAAACATCATTGGATTTTTGATATTCAAACCGTCCAAGAATAAGTTTGCAAACTCTTCATAATCTGTTGGAAGACATTGAAGTTGTTCTGTGGTCACACGGTCCAATGCAATTTCACCTCCACCTACGTCGGTCTCTACCTTTTGTTTGATGGACGCAACCCAATCGGAAGGTTGAGGAATAAAGGGTAAATCCTTCATGTATTGAACTGCAACACGGTCTCCTTCACCATTATAAGTAGATCTAAACTGAGGTGGATTACGTGTGACCATCACAAACTTCTTCACTGCATTGAACTCAATCGTATCCACTTCAGGGATTGCACGAAATGCTTTAGTAATTCGTTCTTCGTCCCATGTTGGAATGGTCTTAAAAGGCAATGTGATTCGTTCAATGGGTCCACGAAGTAGGTTCATCATATACGCGATTTCATTGGGCGAATTGATCACTGGAGTGCCAGATAACGCAACAACTTTACACCGTTTTGCGTTGTAAATCGCATTGTATAACTTATCGGTAATCTCAGACTCATTGATCACACGTGAAATCAAGTTATGTGCTTCATCAATAATCACGACTGAATCATCATACATTCCTTCAGCAGTGTATTCAGCAATTGAGTTTCGAGTCAGACCTGTGTATCGAATAAACGTAAATCGTTGTTCAAGAATGTCTTTGATTTGTTCACGAATCAACTTTTTGTCTTGAGTAGAGAGACTCTCAAAGTTAGGTTCATTTCCAGAAGTAGTTGTGTAAATACGACTGTGTTTGTCCATGAACTTTTCTGAAATTCCAAGTTTCTTGCCTTCTGCTTTGACTTCATCACGAGTATCATCGGATATAGGTTTCAATGTCCAAAAGTTCTCAACCGCATAGATTGGATCACCGCATTTCTGGAGTTCTTCGCGATAGTTCTTCTCAAGTGAAGCAGGAATCAAAACAAAGACCTTTTGTGTGGTCAATAAAGACTCAGCAACTGCAATGGATGAACAGGTCTTACCGGATCCTAAGCCGTGATACACCAGGGTACCGCGATATGGCGTCTCAATTTTCAGATAATCACGAATGATTTTTTGATACGGAAACAATTCACGTCCCGTTCCACTTCGTTGTAAGCAAAGATCAATATTCTTGTCTTCTTCGTCTAATGGGTCTTTATCCTTGGATCGGTAGTCCGATTTAATAAAAAGTCTAGTTATGAAATCTGAAAATCCCTTTCTGTTTGGTAGTACATAAGGTTTACTCATTATTATGTAGATACAAAATCAATTTTAATATACTACATTATTAATAATATATGCCTCTCAAACGAAGTCACAATCTTTCTGAAGAAGGATTTGTAAAATGGTTCAATCAACAACTGATTGTATCAGAAAATGGATGTATGATCTGGACAAGACGGAAAAATGAAAAGGGATATGGACGCCTTCGGCTTAGAAATGGTAAAATGGGTTATGCAAACAGAGTTGCTCTTGAACAAAAACTAGGAAGACCAATTGCTCATAGTATGCTTGCACTACATAGTTGTGATAATCCATCATGTTGTAATCCAGACCATTTGAGAGAAGGCACAAATGCTGAAAATATGAATGAACGTCAAGAAAAAGGAAGACAATCTAATGGTGATTCTAGATCAGTGCTTTTCAGAGGAGAAAAGAATGGTATGTCAAAACTTACTGAAGAGCAGGTAAAAGATATCATCTCTCAAAAAGGTATCGTTACTCAGTATGTTCTCGCAGAAAGGTATAATACTCTACAATCCACAATTTCAAAAATACATCTGGGATTGAGATGGAAACATATTCCTCGTTCAACATAATGAATCAACCTCCTATCCCTCCAAGACCTGACGACTATCTTTTGATGGATCCTTTACCTGAACCTCCTATGGATATGGGTGCTCTAGTTAACATTTCACGGTTAGAAGTTGGAAAAACCTATGTTCTTTCTGGAATCTTAAACGGTTCAAGACGATACCAATATGTAACAGTTACAGGTAAAACTAGAGTTATTATACACCGATATGCACTTGACCTAGACATTTTAAATAGAAATAAGAGGGTTATAGCAAGTCGCTCAGTTCGATTGTTGGACAACCAAGATTATACTGTCTTTTACAGACTCACAACTGAAGCACTTACAAAAGCATTTGAGAAAAAGGCAAGTCGTCTAGCGTTTGATGAAGCTTATGAAGCAAAGACAGGTCAATCTTCTAAACCAGGAACGGGTCCAGCAGATCTTATTCGTGGATTTGCAGGTCTTCAACCACCTAAAGGTACAGGACGTAAGACGCGAAGAAGACGCAAGAGTTCACGACGCAACCGCTAAACTTTTTACGCTGCTTGATACAATGGATTTAACCCGACGAAATCATCGTATCTGGATGATAACAATTTATCTCTTTTTAATGGCTGCTTTTCTCTATCTAAAACCGTCCGTCGCCTTTGGGCGTGAAGGAAGGATTCGACCATTTGGTGTAACAGATCGTGAAGCCACTGTATTTCCTATTTGGGTATGGATATTTGGATTAAGTGTTCTTGCCTATTGTATTACGGTCTATCTAGCAGGATTTAGATTCACGTCGTAGGGCGTCGTAAGTAATTGTAATAACATGCAACGACTGGGAAATACGTATGTGCTTCAGGAAAGGATCGATGAACCTCTTCAATGAAAAACCCATCGGCACGATAATCGGTTTCAATAAATCGTCCACACATATGACGAGGAACTACATATTGTGCGCTGTCGATTTTAGTAACTTCAGGTGTATCTCCTCTGAACGTTCCACCAGGAGATGATACGAAATCATCCCATCGCTGTTGGTCAAATGTATAAAAGTGATCATCACCCTTCAGTAACGGAAAAATCTTTCCAAAACTGGGGTGCATGACTGTATCATCGTCCAAAAAGTAAATCAGACCTTCAAACACACAGTCTAATCCTTTGTTTCGTTGAGCATGACCTGCACATCCACCAGGAGGTGTAGGATGTCCAATCTCTGTAATGTTTGGATGAGTGAATCGTTTTGTAAACGGTCCATTGGTTGTATCATACACGATTAACCACTTGACCCGATCTAAATCCAAAGACTCTTCTAATAAAGGTAGATTTTCAGGACGTGCACACGGTGTAATGACAGTCAACATAGATTTGTATACCAGATTCCCTTTATACGGTTTCAAAGGTCTCAATGATAGACTTTAGGTCATTCATCATGGATTGTCGTTGATTATGATGCGGTCGTATTTCCTTTTCACATTCTTCCCATGTCTTCCATCGAATTGCTGAGATTTCTCTACGTTGCATAGGTGTGAATCGTTGAAATATGTTAACCATTTCAGGTTTCTGCAATAATCCTATGAAATAAATATGTTTGTATCGTACACCATTCAATCCTTCAAAGGTCTCTTCTAATCGTATATTTTTGAGAGTCGTATACGCTTCACGAGGAATATTGGATTCTTCATTGAATTCACGAATCGCACAGTCCATGTCCGATTCACCACGTATTCTTCTTCCCTTAGGAAATCCCCATTCAGGTTCAATGTACATTGAGAAGTTGTTATACACTAAGTCATGAACATTCAATTCAGAGAACTTTTGCTGAGATACTTTAAAGTCTGCCGATTGATGGTCATCTCCCCATAAGGTTTTCCAAATTACCTCAAACGGTTCTGTAACAATTAAATACTGTTCTTTGATAGTCATATTTTTGAAGAGTCTTGAAACATACTCTACGTTGTTTACGTCATACTTCCCTCTCATAAACTCAGCAAAACTCATACTATCTTTACGTCGTATCATAAGAAGTCGCGTAACGTCTGATTTTACGGGAATAGTGGGTGTTTCCAGTAATATAATTCCACAGGATAAGACTGGATCTGCGCACATTCTAAATATATGACCTTTTTCACCGCAATTATTGCA